ATCGATAGCACGAAGGTCGATTCGACTGCCCTGGCTACTCTCGAGTCGATGATCTACGGAAGTGTCGGGGTCGACCCACTGCTTCCGACGCCGGATGACGTTCTGGCCATCTTCGCCGGTTCGGTCACCACGACGGCTATGCCGACTGCGCCGACCTACAACTCGACGACGGACATCGTCACCATCCCGACCATCACCGGTGTCATTTACTACACGGACGCCGATGGTGATCTGCCTTCTGGTGCCTACGGTCCGATCACGGAGAATGTCCTGATCAAGGTTCGACCCGCTGCCGGATACAAGTTCCCTGCCGGATCGGATGACGACTTCCTGATCGTCTTTGCTTAGTCAATTCTCTGACAGAAAGGAGGCCAGAGATGCTTCAGATCTTTGTAACTATGTCGGAAGCTTTTGATGAGGAAAAATCTCGATTCATTCCACTGACTACTTTTGTCTTAGAGATGGAGCATTCTCTGGTCTCTATGTCAAAATGGGAGTCCTACCACAAGAAGGCATTCCTAAACAAAACTGAGAAGACTTCTGAGGAAACCCTTTACTACATCAAGGCTATGGTTTTGACTCCGGAGGTTCCCCCAGAGGTCTTTGCACACTTGTCCAAAGAGAATGTCAAGCAGATCAATGATTATATTAGCGACACAATGACTGCTACGACATTCGTTGAACAAGGTACTCAAAAGATGAGCCGAGAAGGAATCACGTCAGAGCTCATATACTACTGGATGATTGCACTAAACATTCCTTTTGAATGTCAGCATTGGCATCTCAATCGACTCTTGACTCTTGTTAAGGTATGTAATCGTAAGAATTCACCACCTAAGAAGATGAGCCGACGTGACATGCTTGCACAACAACGTGCGTTGAACGCGCAACGCCGGGAAGCCATGGGTACAAAGGGCTGAGAGGAATGCCTTATGACTAGACTCGTTTGGGATGACTCCGGTTCTCGTATCTATGAAACTGGTGTTGACCGAGGAGTACTATCAATAAACGGAGACCCAGGAGTTGCTTGGTCCGGTCTTAGTTCGATTGTTGAGAACTTAAGAGGAGACGATACCAAAGCTTTCTACCTGGATGGTGAGAAGTACCTGCAAGTTCCTTCCTACGAGGAGTTTGAAGCTACTATCACTGCTTTTACTTATCCAGAAGAGTTTGAAGAATGCGAAGGAACACAAAGAATTCGTTATGGGCTCTATCTATCTCAGCAAAGGAAGAAGTCATTCAATCTTTCTTATAGATCATTTATTGGGAACGATTTGGATGGTTTGGACTTCGCTTACAAGATTCACATCGTCTATAATGCAATTGTTAGGCCTTCGTCAAGAAGTTACACAACTGTAAATCCTAATACAAGTCCAATGCTATTTAGTTGGGATTTGACAACGTTACCTTCTAGTGTCGATGGTTACAAGAAATCGGCACATATAGTAATAGATTCTCGACTGACTAATGAAGATACTCTTTCCGCCATTGAGAACTTCTTATATGGAGACGAAAGCAGTAGCTCTAGTATACCAACGATCGAAGAAGTCATTCAAATCTATGAGGAGAATGCGATTCTTCGTGTAATAGAAGAAGATGGAGTGGCAACGATTATTGGTCCGGATGATGTAGTAGTAGCGATTGATTCGGACAGTTATTCTATAACCTGGCCTTCCGTCGTGAGTCTCAGTGCTGACGTCTACGAGATAAGTTCTCAATAAAAGGAGTCATCATGGCTACTGTCGAGGTATACACCAAGGCTAGTGTGGACACTGCCTTGGCAGGAAAAGCCTCAACTTCTCATGCGTCTACGCATGCTAGCGCTGGTTCTGACCCGATCACCATTGCGCAGTCACAAGTAACTGGTCTCGTTGCTGCTCTTGATGCAGTGATGCAAGAGAATGATCTATTTACCAACGTCAAAGATTATGGTGCTGTTGGTGATGGTACTGCAGATGATTATGCCGAAATTGCTGCGGCAATTGCTGCATGTCCCCGCGGAGGTACGGTTTTCTTCCCACCGGGCGTTTATCGAATCTCTCAACAGATTACTGTTCCCCCTCGAACAACGTTGATGGGAACGCATGCACCCCGTTGGCCCCAGTACGCCAAAGAACCAACTGGAATCTCTTCCTGTATTAAGCCGACGGCTACTGGATTCGCATCAAATGCGTTACTTAGATTCATTGATGACACAGCCGGCGGGTACACAGAGACGTACACAAGTGCCATTCGCATTATGGATCTGACTCTGGATGGGGAAGATCTCGCTGGATTGGGAAGCAATCCAATTGATGGCATTTATTCAACTGGCGAAGTTATCGATGTTTCTTTACGACGGGTATGTGTCCATAACATGAGTGGACACGGAATTCATACAGACACTAATGCTACAGGCCATCCAAAAGGTTGGGTGTTTGATCAAGCTTGGGTTCAATCCAGTGATGGATATGCGTTTAAGCATGAAAACACAGGTGGTGCAACGTTTGCGATTAGTGATGCAACATATTTGATGTGCTGGGCTGGTGCAAATGACACTGGAGGTTGGTACTGGACTTCAGTTCTATCTGCCGACCTCATTTCTTGTCGGTCTGAATTCAACACAGGTCATGGGTATGAAGTTTATGGTTCTTCACGTATGCGCTTCATTAACTGTGATACTGACCGGAACACAAAAGATGGCTGGCACCTTGAATCTCGAGGCTCGGGAGTAAGATCTGTTCAGCTTGTGGGATGTATTGCAAACCGCGATGGCGCTAACGATGATGTTACTCCTGCTGGATATGCAGGTTTCAATGTCCTCGGAGCTACTGGCGGTGGTAGTAACAACCACAATCCAATTACTATGGTTGGATGTGTAGTAAACACTAATCGAAATGACGCCGGTGCTGGAATTTATAGCCCAGACTATGGTTTGCTAGTTTCGTACGCTCCGCAAATCAGTGCTTCTGGATGTCATTTCAATGGAACCGTGGCGGCTATTCTTGACAACCAAAGTCAATTTTGCTACGACAATACTACTCGTTTCAACGTTACGAACCCATCAACTGGAACTGTAACACTGGAGCAAGCTAATACGCATCGTATCATCGGCGTGACTGCCACTAACCGGGATCTCGAATTCTGGACTTCCACTTCCGGAAAGAGATGGGTTGTTAGAGCCTCGTCAACCACCGAAGCTGGAAGTAATGCTGGAACTAACTTCAACATCAATAGGTATGATGATTCCGGCGCTAGCATAGATACACCATTAAGCATTGCTAGAGATACTGGTGTTGTGTCATTGACTACGTCGTTTAAGTTGGCTTCTCTTTCAGCTGATCCTTCACCAACGCCGAACAGTGGTTCTATATGGTATCGATCAGATACGGCTGAATTGCGCGCGAGGATCAACTCAGTAAACGGTACGATCCGTCAAGCAATCAAGGCCACAGCTACCTTAGACTTCGGTTCGATCGCTGCTGCGGGAACAGCCGAACTGACTATCACCGCTACTGGTGCGGCCACTGGTGATCCAGTCTCAGCTGGTCCTCCATCGAACTTGAACGCCGGTCTTATGGTTACCGTTTACGTTTCTGCAACAAACACGGTAACTGTGAGATTGCACAACACTACTGGGTCAGCGATTGACCCAGCAAGCTCTAGTTGGTCTGTAGTAGTTCACAAGTAGGTCGTTTGGAGGAGTCTTATGTTTTATCTTGAATCTAAAGGCTCCTTCCAAAAAACCGAGTCTTTCCTAAGGAATGCTTTACGTAATGAACATGTATTGAGCATTCTGCATTATGGCGGCCTGAAAGGCGTATTAGCATTACGTCTTGCAACACCGGTTGATACTGGAAGGACTGCTGCTTCGTGGGACTATGAGGTCAAGAAGGTTAAGGGTGGTTATATCTTAACCTTCACTAACTCTGATATCGAAAACGGATTCCCTGTAGCAGTAATGATTCAATACGGCTATGGAACAGGCTCCGGGGGATATGTCCAAGGCATTGATTACATAAATCTAGCTCTTAAGCCCGTGTTCGATGAGATCTCTAACGAGTTGTGGAGGGTGGTGACCTCTTAATGAGCAATATAGACGAGCGCGTTGTTAGTATGAAGTTCGACAACGCCCAGTTTGAGCATGGAATCAAGACAACGCTCGCGTCGCTGGACGCCCTCAACAAGAGCCTCAAGCTCGAAGGGGCTACCAAAGGTCTCTCCGACCTCAATAATGCGGGCAAGAATGTTCAGCTGGGTCATATTTCGGACTCTCTTGACAACATAGGCAATCACTTCCATGCTATGTCGGTTGTGGCTATCACGGCTCTCGCTACAATCGCTCACAAGGCAGTGGAAGTAGGTGGTTCGCTCGTCAAGTCTTTAACTATTGATCCTCTAAAATCTGGTTTTGCCGAGTACGAGACCAATCTGAATTCAATTCAGACAATTCTGGCTAATACTGGAGCAGCTTCAGTCTCTCTAGAGCAAGTAACCGCAGCTCTAGATGAGTTGAACCACTATGCGGATCTTACCATCTACAGCTTCTCTGAGATGGCTAGGAACATTGGTACCTTCACTGCTGCTGGTGTCGCGCTTACACCTGCGGTATCGGCCATCAAGGGTATCGCTAACCTAGCAGCTTTATCCGGGTCGAACTCGATGCAAGCTGCGACAGCTATGTACCAGCTGTCTCAAGCGCTCTCGACCGGAACCGTGAAGCTTATCGACTGGAACTCAGTTGTAAACGCGGGTATGGGTGGTACTGTATTCCAGCGTGCATTAGCTGAGACTGCAGTCGTCATGGGCAAGTTGAATTCCGGTGCAGTAACTCTATCCGGCAGTATGAAGACAGTCAAGATCGATGGCGATTCATTCCGTAGCTCGCTTGAGAAGGGCTGGCTTACTGCCGATGTTCTGACCAATACGTTGGCTCAGTTTACCGGAGATCTTAAAGACGCAGAACTTGCTGCACTTGGTTTCAGTCAGACACAGATCACTGCGATTCAGAAACAGGCAGCCACAGCGAAGGCTGCTGCCACCGAAGTTAAGACTATGAGCCAGCTTCTCGGCGCCCTTAGGGAGTCGGCTGGTTCCGGTTGGGC